AAGTTAAATGATTTTAGTGTAGATAAAGTATTTGAGATGGCTAAGAAAGGATTTAGAGGATATCAAAAAATTATCAATTATGTTCCTGATAAGATAGCACAACAATTAGCAAAGACTAAGTTTGGACAAAAGAAAGAAAAGGCTTTAGTTAAATTAGATGATTACTTAAAAAATCATCCAAAACTAAAAAGAGTAATGGGTATAGCTGCAGCCGCGGCGGTAACTTATGCATGGACAAAGATGACTTTTATCGGAGACCCAGAATATGATTTAGATTTATCAGCAGCTGCATCAGCAGCGGCACTTGGAGATGTTTCATTCGCAAATTTATTTAGTGGTGAAATGGGAACTAAGTTTTTAGTATTAACTGTAGTAGGAGCATCAACAGGGTTGACTGCACCGTATGTAAAGGCGTTTGGTCGTGTTGGAACAATGGCTGCGGGTCTTTCATTTGGTGCTTATAGAGCATATAAAGCTAGGAAACAAAAGAAAGCAGACGCTGAAAAGAAAACAAAAACAACTGCGCCAGATACAGTAAAAAATCCTAATCCAAAAGGAAGAAAGAAAACAGTTGGTAGAAAAAGTGCGATTCAATGGGTGGCAAAGACTAAAGGAAATAAAGCAGCAATAAAATATGCAAAAAGCTTACAGGAAGGAATATTATTAGAAGGTGGAGCAGCAGGACACATGAATCACCCATTTGATGATAGTGGATTAACATTTGGAGATTTTAAACAAATTATAAAATTAGGGTTATCAGGAAAATTAAACAGAGAAGATGATGTTACAGAAAAATTAGATGGACAGAATTTATTAGTAAGTTGGAAGGATGATAAGTTAATAGCTGCAAGAAATAAAAGTCAATTAAAAGGATTTGGTGCAAATGCATTAGATGTTAATGGAGTTGCATCTAAATTTGCAGGTAGAGGTAATATTAAAAATGCATTTGTTTTCGCAATGAAAGATTTACAGAAAGCAATTAAAGGATTATCAAAGGGGCAGAAGGATAAAGTATTTGGTGAAGGTAAAAGATGGATGAATTTAGAAGTAATGTATCCTGCTTCTGCTAATGTAGTAAACTATGATGGTGCTTATTTAGTATTTCATAATGCTACTGAATATAATGAAGCTGGAATGGCTATAAAAACAGATACTTCTTTAGCTAGAATATTAGAAGGTATGATTAGACAGGTTAACCAACACATTCAGAAGAAATTTACAATATCTAAACCACAATTTTTAAAGGTATCTAAAAGTCAAGATTTTGCTAAAAGACAAAAATATTTTTTATCGAAGTTACAGAAATTACAGAATATTTATAACTTGAAGGATAAAGATACTTTAGGTAAGTATCATGAAACTTATTGGATGGAATATATTCATAATGCATCTAAACAGATGAAGTATAATATACCAAGAAATGTTTTAAATTCATTGACAAAAAGATGGGCATTTTTAGATAAAAGTTTTAGGTTAAATAATAAAGTTATTAAACATGATAAGTTTTTAGATTGGGCTAAATCAACTGATAAAAAAGATATGAAAAGACTACAAAAAGACAATATTAAACCATTTGAAATGTTGTTTTTTGAATTGGGAGCAGAAATTTTAAAGAATGTAAGTGGATTTCTTGCTGCTAATCCAAAACAAACAGTATCTAAAATGAAAAGAGAAGTAGATGTAGCAATTAAACAATTAAGAGCTGCGAAAGATGTTTCTAAATTAGATACATTAAAAAGACAATTAGAAAAGTTTGAGGCTATTGGTGGTTCACAGGCAATAGTTCCATCAGAAGGTATAGTGTTTAAATATAAAAATAAAATGTACAAGTTTACTGGCGCATTTGCTCCAATTAATCAAATACTTGGACTATTAACATTTGGATAAATTATGGCTGGCTATAGTAAAGAAACAGAACGACAAAATGAAGCATTAAAATCTATTTTACGGGATGAGGCTCCTGAAAAAAGAGCTATGGTTGGATATAATAGTGGAAAAGAATTAAAAAAGCATGGTGATAAAATATCTCCACTATCAGAGGTGATGAAAGAAGCAAGAATGCCTTGGTTTTGTCCAGAATGTAAAAAAACAATGAAGATAAAACTTGATGATAAGATGTGGAGATTATACGGACACTGCTTTGATTGTCAAGTAAAAATGGAAACTAAATTAAGAGCTATTGGAAAATATGAAGATTGGGAAAAAAATAAGATAAAAGAAAATAAAAAATCTTATGTTAAAGATATGTTACAAGGATTAGATTCTTGGGAGAATGAATCAATGCCCGAAATTCATAATTCAGTAGGACTTGAAAAAGTTGAACTTGAAAAAGAACAATGGAATTCTAATAAAGAACATGTAAAAAAATTAGCAGAAGATGCTAGAAAATATTTATACGGTTTATTAGAGGAAGTGGATGGTGAAGAAGATGAAAGTACTGCAGATAGATAAACAAGTATTTAGTAGAGTATTAGATTTAATAACTAATTTGAAAGAAATAGCTAGAATATATCACGCGGATAATCATAAAGATTTGAAAGAAGCGTTAGAAGTATATAGTGAAATAGAAGTAGAATTATGTAAAATTTTTAATACCAATGTAGAAGTAGAATGTGATTTTGATGAATTATTAACAAATGTTGGTTTAATTAGACATGGAGAAGCATAATGAAAGGTTTAGCAAAAATAATTGGTATCATTTTAGGTATTTTAGGATTAAGTTCTAAAGCTACAGCAAAGAAAAAAGCTAAAGTTAAAAAGATAGATACTAAAAAGAAAACTATAAAAAAACAAGTTAAGAAAGTTGACAAAGAATTAAAAGCTGTAAAAAAGAAACAAACTAAAGCTAAGAAAAAAGCTCCAAAGAAAGTTACTTCAGCTAGAAAAGCCAAAGCATCTTTAAAAAAGAGAGCTAGTAAAAAATGAGAAAATTTTTATTACTAATATTCTTATCAGTAGGGTTATCTCAAATTACATTTACTGATGAAGAGGTGAAAACCCTTGAGAATCAGTTTTTACAACTAGAGGTTCAAGTGGATTCATTATCTACACAAGATAGTTTAAAAACAATAGAGATAGATTTATTGGAACAAAAAATTAGTTTATTAGAAGAAGATGTAGCTCTTACAGAAAAGAAAGCTAAGTTAGTAAAACCATCTTGGTATGAAAACAAGTGGTTGTATTTTGGCTATGGTGCTGTATTATCGTATGCAGTAACTACACTTATTAATCAGGTTGGAAATATTATATCATAATGAACGATCAAATACATAGAAGTAATCCGTCTTATAAAGAAATAATAAAGAAAGAATATGTAAAATGTGCAGGAGATCCTATATATTTTATGAAAAAGTATTGTGTTATTCAACACCCAATAAAAGGGAAAATACCATTTTCTCTTTATGATTTTCAAGAAAAAACCATAGAAGATGTTATACAACATAGATTTAATATAATATTAAAGGCTCGACAATTAGGTATATCCACAATTACTGCTGGATACTCTTTATGGTTGATGACTTTTCATAATGATAAGAATATCTTGGTTATTGCTACGAAACAAGAAGTTGCTAAAAATTTAGTAACAAAAGTTCGAGTAATGCATGCAAATCTTCCAACTTGGCTAAAAGCAAAATGTGTTGAAGATAATAAGTTATCATTGAGATATAAAAATGGTTCACAAGTAAAAGCAGTATCAAGTGGTGAAGATGCTGGTCGTTCAGAGGCATTATCATTATTAATACTTGATGAGGCAGCATTTATTGATAGGATTGATACAATATGGGCAGCAGCATCTCAGACACTATCAACTGGTGGACAATGTATAGCACTTTCTACACCAAATGGTGTGGGTAATTGGTTTCACAGAACTTGGATGGACGCAGAAGACGGGTTAAATGATTTTAATTTTATGAAGTTACACTGGACAGTTCACCCTGAGAGAGAACAAGAATGGAGAGATGAACAAGATAAATTGTTAGGCCCTTCAATGGCGGCTCAAGAATGTGATTGTGATTTTATTACATCGGGTCAAAGTGTAGTTGACGGTATTATTTTAGAAGAATATAGAACTACACAAGTTAAAGAACCGATTGAAAAACGGGGTATAGATTCAAATGTTTGGATATGGGAGCCACCAAATTATACAAAAGATTATATAGTATGCGCTGATGTTAGTAGAGGAGATGCTACAGATTATTCAGCATTTCATATTTTAGATGTAGAGAGTTTAGAACAAGTAGCCGAATATAAAGGTAGAATGTCTACAAGAGATTATGGTAATTTATTAGTTAATATATCAATTGAATATAATAATGCTTTACTTGTAGTTGAAAACAATAATATTGGTTGGGCTGCTATACAACAATGTATTGATAGAGAGTATGATAATTTATTTTATATGAGCAAAGATTTACAAGTAGTAGATACTCAAAGACATATTAATAATAAAATTAATAGAATGGAAAAACAA